TATCGAGCGCATGGAGCGTGCTGAGCAGATGGAGCGCATGCTCAATGAGCCGGTGGATCAGCCGCTGGTGGGCAAGCCGGATCGCGGCAAGTTTGACGCGAAGAAGGGTGTCAAGAGTGAGACGTACAAGACTGCGTTCTGGAATCACATGCGTGGTCGTTCCAATTATGAGGTGCGCAATGCGCTGCAGGTTGGTACGCTCTCTGAAGGCGGTTACCTGTGCCCGGACGAGTTTGAGCGCACGCTGGTCCAGGCTCTGGCCGAAGAAAACGTCATGCGCAGTCTTGTCCATGTGATTACCACCTCCTCTGGTGATCGAAAGATTCCGCTGCACCTGGCGAGGGGCAATGCGAGCTGGATCGAGGAAGAGGCGCAGATTCCTGAGTCTGACGATGCCTTTGGCCAGATCACACTGTCTGCGCATAAGGTTGGCTGCATGGTCAAGATCAGCGAAGAGCTGATGCATGACTCTGCCTTTGATATGGGTTCCTTCATCGCCCGTGAGTTCGCGCGTCGAGTTGGCGCAACGGAGGAAGAGGCGATCATCAACGGCGATGGCAATCACAAGCCGACGGGTCTTCTGCATGATACGCTGGGTGCCCAAGTTGGTGTAACGACCGCTGGCGCTGCTGCGATTACTGCGGATGAGCTCATTGAACTGCAGCATAGCCTGAAGGCTGGTTATCGTCGTAAGGGCATCTTCATTATGAATGATGCCACGATTGCCATGCTGCGTAAGCTCAAGGACGGCAATGGTCACTATCTCTGGCAGCCGAATATCCTGTATGGTCAGCCGGATCAGCTGCTCAATACCCGCGTGGTTAGCTGCAGCACGATGCCGCTGCCGACTGCTGGCAATAAGGCCATTCTCTATGGTGACTACAGCTACTATTGGCTTGCCGATCGTGAGGGCCGTAGTCTCGCGCGTCTCAATGAGCTGTATGCCGCGACCGATCAGATTGGCTTCAAGATCACGCAGCGTGTGGATGGTCGCCTGATTCTTCCGGAGGCAGTCAAGTGCCTGCAGATGAAGGGTGCCTGATGAATAAGAGGGAGTTGTCCGCTTGGGCAGCTCCCTTTTGAATTGGAGGTTTTTTCATGAGTAACAGTACCCGTAACTATCATGCCCACGGTGGCAATGAGTGGGTGATCGGTGGCAAGCTGACGTTTCTTCCGGGAGCAACCGTTGAAGGCGCTGAAGGCCTCTTTGATCTTCCGACTGCCAGTGAGCCGGTTCTGCTGAATGTCACGGAGAGTGATGCCACCACGGTTGCAGCGCTTCGTGAAGATTACAATGGCCTGATCGCTGAACTGCGTAAGGCCGGACTGGTGTCTGAGCAGACGAGCGGTGATGCAACGTGATCCTGACGATTGATGAGGTCAAAACGCATCTTCGTGTTCAGCACAATGAAGAAGATGAATACCTCGAGTCGCTGATCGCGCAGGCACAGGAGGCAGCAGAGGACTATACGAGGGTGTCTTTTTCAGATACGGCACCTGAGCCGGTTCGTCTAGCGGTGCTGCTGATGGTCGGTCACTTCTACGAGAATCGTGAGGCAGCCGACAATATTGCCTATGCGACCATGCGTACTGCATTCCAGAATCTACTGTATCCGCATCGAGATCCCGAGAAGATGTTCTAGGAGGTGGTTGTTTGCGGGGTTACAAAAACTTTGAGAGCAATCCGCGCCCAGGAGATCTTCGGCACATGATCGAGATCGGCTATACGGAAAACATCATCAATGAAAACGGCTACCCGGAACCTACTGATGTAACAGTCTGTAAGGTCTGGGCAGCCGTTATTGATGCTGGTAACCAACACTATCGCGCAGCTGACGTGGTGAACACGGAGGCAGTCCTGAACTTTACAATCCGATATCGAACGGATGTGAAGCCCGGAATGTGGGTGAAGTTCCAGAATGAGAAATGGAACATCTCCACATTGGGCGAGTACTCATTCAAACGCACCTATCTCGGCCTCAAGGCTTCCCTGTCGAAGGGAGTGAGTGGCTAATGCGTCAGGTTCAGCAGGCTCTCAAAGAAATAGGCATTCCGGTCATGGCAGGTATCTGGAGAGCGACGTCACCTAACCAGAACCCGCCCCTTCAATATGTAGTGTATTCCACGACAACGACAGAAGAGGCGCATGTAGACGACCGGGTGGTTTCCATTCGAACCTTTATCTACTTAAACCTTTGGAGCGACATCGATCCAAGCAGCATGCGCGAAACCATACGCTTAGCAATGTACGCTGCTGGCTTCTCCATGGCGGAGGAAACAGATAAGGGCTATAACCAGCCTGCTTACGATACAGCCACAAGGCAGTTTACTGTCCAATGGACGTGGGTATGGCGAGAGGATGTGGACTATGGCCATTGAGTTGCGTGGGTTTACGGATCTGCAAAACGATCTGCTCAACATGGCGGCTGCACTTGACCAGGGACCAGGTGTGAACCGTGCGCTCAAAGCGGGCGCGGTGCCTATTGAGCAGCAGATGCTCCATAACGCATCTACAGATCCCAAGCAAATCACGGGCGATCTGCACGACTCGATCAAGACGGGCAACGTCCGCAAGAAAAGTGATGGTGGTAAGAAGATCACCATCGGCGTTCATTACAAGGAGCGCGGCGCGTACTATGCCAATCCAGTCGAGTTTGGTCACGGTGGCCCTGCACCAGCGCCCGCGCATCCCTTTGTTCGGCCAGCGTTTGATACCAAGTCAGATGAGGCCTATGAAGAAATCAAGCGCGTTTTGCGCGATGAACTGAGAAACATATAAGGAGGAAATAGACGATGGCAACTCCCGCTGCATCTCCGGCTGTCTCTTCGACGGTTGGTCTTAAAAATGTCGTGATTGCTCCGCTGGTTACGGATACTGAAGCGGAGCATACGTATGGAGAGCTTCAGCTGATGGCCGGTGCCATTGAAGCGTCCATCACCCCTGAGAATGCGGATCCCGATGTCCAGTATGCGGATGATGTCGAATTCGATGTTCTCTATCCGGATCCTGAGCTGGCGTTCAAGACCAAGATGGCTGACGTGCCGCTTACGATCCAGGAGATGATCTTTGGCAACAAGATCGATGACAATGGCGTGCTGATCAGGACTTCCACGGACAAGCCTCCGTATTTCGCGGTCGGCTTTATGAGCGAGAAGTCCAATCACAAGTATCGCTATGTCTGGCTCTACAAGGTGAGGGCTAAGCCGGTCACGGAGAACTATGCAACCAAGGAAGGCACGACGCTGACGCGCCAGACGGGCGAGGTTGAGTGGACGGCGATCAAGCGTACCCATGACGGCCAGTACCAGGCGGTAGCTGATGAAGGCGAAAATGGTTTCACCAGTGAAAAGGCGGCCACATTCCTTACGACTGTTTACGAGCCGACGTTCACTACGGCTGAATAATCCCAAGCTGCCGCATGGCACTGATGCTGTGCGGCAGTTTACTTTCTAAAGGAGGACATCACATGATCACTTGTACTCTGGGCGAGAAAAAGTATTCTGTTGACTTCATCAGTGGTCGCGCACTCCGCGAGATGGAGCCTGCTGCCAAAGTGTATGGCAAACTGGTGCGCATTTCTAAGGATGCCACGGAGGGCAAGGATGTTTCTGGTGAACAGATCGCCGTTGCGGATGCCCTCGATACGATGGTCAAATGGTTCTGCATTCTCTTCGGCAATCAGTTTACGCCGGATGAGATGTACGACCACTATCCTGCAGATCGAATGATGCACGATATCGCGCTCGCTTTGATGGCTGTGCAGACACAGACGACTGAGGTGCTGGATTCTTTCCCTACGATTCCGGTGACGAAAGAAGCGGAGCAGCTGATGATGGATCAGGTCATCGAGGAGTAAACGACTCTGCGAATCTTACGCTACCGGAATACATCTATGCCACCTTTAATGAGCTTCTAAAAGCGGGGTGGCGAATGCAAGAAATAGACGAAATGGACATGCTGGGTTTTCTGCGCCTACGGGCGTGGGATGTGCAGCGTGAGTATATAAAGAAACAGCCCAAACCAGCATTCATTGATGAGGTTTGGCGCAATTTGAAACCGTAGGCTGAGAGTTGACTTTCGGCCTTTTTTGATTGGGAGGTGAGCAACATGTCTGAGGTCTTGCGCGAGTTGGTGGTAGCGCTGTCGCTCGATAGCGATAACTTTGCGCGAAATATGCGTACCATCAACCAGCAGATCAAGGAAGCGGAGTCCACTTTCCGTTTGGCAGGTGCCGGTGTAGAGAATTTCGAGAAGACGGTCGCTGGGACTGAATCGAAGCTGTCTATGCTCGGTCAAAAGCTGACTCAGCAAAACCGTGCCGTAGACCAGTATTCAAGGGCGTTGGTTGCTGCCAATCAGAAGCTTGTTGACTCTTACAATCGTCAAGAGCGTATGAAGCAGGCCTTGGCAGACACCCGTGTTGAAATGGATCGCGCGAAGACAGCAGTTGATGCTGCCAAGGCTACTTATGAGCGCTATTCATCTACGCTTGGTGAATCTGATTCTGCGACCATTGCAGCCAAAGGTAATCTTGAACTGGCGAAGCAAGAGTATCAGGAATTGGCGGACAAGGTCAAATTGCTCGAGGGCCAGATCAAGTCCAACAGCAAGACCATGCAGAATAACGCTGATGCGATCTCAAAAGCCAAAACCAACCTAAACAACGCAAAAGCAGCTGTCAAAGATACTGAGGCAGAAATCAAGAAGCTGACCGAAGAGCTTTACAGGCTAAAGTCGGGCTGGACTACCGCTGGCGATGCGCTTACGGCTTTCTCAAAGAAGTGTGAATCGCTTTCAAAGGGCATGACCACTGTCGGACGCGGAATGACAACCGCGCTCACTGCTCCCATTACGGCTTTGGGAGCTACAGCTATCAAGTCCTCAATTAGCTATGAATCGGCTTTTACGAGTGTGCGAAAGACTGTGAATGCTACTGAAGAAGAATTTGCTGCTCTTTCAAACGAGATCAAGCAGATGTCTACAGAGATTGCGACTTCGGCTGAAGACATTGCTGAGGTTGTTGCCATTGCAGGCCAGCTTGGCATCGAAAACGAACACCTAATGGAGTTCGTGCGTACGATGATCGACCTGGGCAACAGCACGGATATTGTCGCTGAAGAAGCAGCGACCACGCTTGCGAAGTTTGCAAACATCATGAACATGGATCAGGGCCTGTTTGGCAATCTTGGTGCTGCACTGGTAGATCTTGGTAACAATTACGCAACGACAGAAAGCGCGATCATGGAGATGTCCATGCGTCTGGCAGGTGCAGGTAATCAGGTGGGGCTCTCTGAAGCGCAGATTCTGGGTTTTGCAACAGCCCTTTCCTCTTTGGGTATCGAGGCGGAGATGGGCGGCAGCGCTTTTTCAAAAGCTTTGGTCAAAATGGAAGTTGCAGCTGCCACTGGCGGTGAATCGCTCAATGACTTTGCAAAGATCTCGGGTCTGTCTGCTCAGCAGTTCAAAGCGCTCTGGGACTCTGATCCAGCCGCTGCGTTTCAGGCGTTTATTGAAGGCTTGGCAAAGATGGACGAAGAAGGCATGTCTGCGATTGCGACCTTGAATGAGATCGGCATTGCGGAAGTCCGACTCCGCGATACATTGCTTCGAGCAACCAATGCACATGAGCTTTTCACGCAGACGCAGGCTACAGCGAACGCGGCATGGAACGAGAATCTTGCGCTGACCAATGAGGCAGAGAAGCGCTATGCGACCACGCAGAGCAAGCTGCTCAATCTCAAGAATACAGCCATGCTCTTTGCACAGCAGATTGGCGACGATCTGAATCCGACGATCCAGCAACTTATCGAGAAGGGAAACGAGTTACTGAACTCCTTTCTTCAAATGGATGAAAGCCAGAGACAGGCGATCATCAAATTTGCTGCATTTGCGGCTGCAGCCGGTCCTGCAATTCTGGTTCTTGGCAAGACCGTAGGAGCAGTTGGACAGGTGACATCAGTACTTGGCAAAGCAGGCATTGCACTCGGCAAGTTTTCTGCCAAGGTGTCTGTCGCAGGTGGTGGTATTGGGGGCCTGGTTAAGGTTTTGAGTTCCTCGAAACTGGCAATGGTCGCACTCTCGGCAGCGTTGGTCTATGGCGCTGTGAAGCTGGCCGATTATGCCTCTGGCGCGAAGGAAGCCCGAGAAGCGCTTGAAGGCATGGCGAAGGTTGCGGATGATTGGAAGAGCAACGCTGCTGAAACCTTCTATGGAGCGAGTGAGGGGTTATCCTTCTTTGGTATGTCTGAAAGTGACTTTGTTCGCGATCAACAGACTGCTGAGGATTGGATGAACAGATTGATTGCGGTCTGGACGGATGGAGAGAAGGAATCTGACGAGATTGTATCGGAATGGACGAATTCTTTTAAGGAACTGACAGCGTCCACCCGCAGTGAGCTTGAAAAGATGAAAGCAGATGCGCAGGCAGCGGGATACACCTCAGTTGTCGAGCAGATCGGCGCAGACATCGAAACGCTTGATGCGATGGATAAGGAAATCGAACGCTTGCTCAAAAAAAGGCAGAATGGATTCCTGACTGATAAGGAAAAAGTCCGGCTAGCAGAGCTGATCGATACGCGTGAGGCGATCGAGGTCAAGTACAATTTGTCGCCTGCCGATCCAGATGGATTTGACACAATTCGACAAAAGGTGGAAGCGGAGGTTGCTCGTGCCCATGCGCGAGGAGAAGCAGATGCTTCTGTCACTGTGTATGAGAACGCAATCGTAGCTGCGGCTCAAGGTATGGCAGCTGTGAACGCTGAGATCGATGAGCAATACGATAAAGAATATGCGCTCATTCAACTGATCGAGGATAGTGCCGAAAGACGTGCAGCGCAGGAAGCTTTGGATGCCCGGTATCTTGAACAGCGTCGAGCGGCAGCCGGCGAGTATGCGCAGATGCTTTCGTCCATCGTTATGCCCGTTTGGAACAGCGATGATATCCAGCAAGCTGGCGCTGATGTAGACGCGCTGATGCTCAAACTCAGAGAATACTCGATCGCATCTGAAAGTGAGAAGCCTGCGATTCTTACACAGCTTGAGCAGATTGCTGCTGGTATGGACGAAGGTGCGTTGACTGAGTACGTTTCGATCCTCACTCAGATTCAATCCTTGCTCGATAGCGGAATGAGCGAGGCAGAGGTTCAGGCGCTATTCCCGGATATTGATTTTTCCGAAGCTTTAGAGCAGATTGCTGCCATCCAGACGTTCTTGAATGGAAGAGAGGCGCAGCTGCCAGGGCTTCAGGCCATGTTTGGCGACGCGTTGCCTGAAGAAGTCCTTACGATTGCAACAGACCTTGATATGACAGGCGCGCAGGAGCGATGGACAGAATTCGCGGAGAACCCGGGAGCGATCACCACCGATGCAATTATCGAAGGGTATGAGGATGAAGAGGCAGTAAAGGAGCTTCAGCCGCAGGTTGATGCGTTCATTGCCAAGTATACCGAAGTCCCCGAGGGGGCATCGACGGCAGAGCTTACACCGGAAGGACTGATCGGATATGTTGATGCCTATGCAGAAGCGACGACTGGGGCCGATGTGACCAGCTTGACACCGACCAATATCGTAGCCATGGTCTCGGCTTATGAGGAACTTGCATCCGGCGTTGATATGTCTACGCTTAAGCCTGAGGCGATCACAGCATATATTTATCGGTATCTTGAAAAAGAAGGTGTTGACACTTCAGGTTTGAAGCCGGAAGATGTCACCGCTTTTGTTATGGCTTATGAAGAGGTTACAGGAGGCGCACTGACAACAAAGCTTGCACCCAGCGATGTGACTGCAATGGTGGCCAAGTACCTCGAAGCTGAAAATATTGACGCATCGGCACTCGCGCCGGATCAGATTGAGGCAATCGTTACCTCTTTTGCGGAGGCGACGGGTTGCGACAAGTCTCAGCTTTTGACAGACTTTACAGCCTATATCACAAAATATGATGACACGAATGCAGTCAAACCGAACTTGTCGATGTCGGTAGGTATTTATGGGTATGATCTGCTTGCGTATAGGCGATTCATTGCTGCTAACCCTGTTGAAGTACAGGGCATTGTGAAACTGGGAGAAGCCTATGAGAACCCTACGGATGCACTCAGCGATCCCCAGACGATGTTCTGGCAGAACGGGGTACAGATCCCCGTTGAGGCTGTGCCTGCAGAGATGCTGACAGCGGATAAAGTGGCTGTACTTGGAGAAGACGGCACACTGCATGTTCTAATCGCACCGGAGGTGACAGGCACACAGGAAGCGATCGATGCTATTTCGCCGCTGGTGGATGAGGTCGATCAGTTTGGAACAACCATTGCCGGTATGTGGGCGGGCTTTATGCCGACAACAACGATGGATTTGATTGGCTCTGCTGTTCAGAGAATCAATTCATATACGAATTCTCTGGAATACAGCCCATGGGAGCGCTTCTGGGCGTCTCTTCGAGGCGAGAGCACAGATCAGAGCGTACTGGACCAGAGTATGAGCAATGACTTTAGCGCCGAGAGGGTGGCTGAATTGTCGGCTTATGTTGGTGAGGTAGTCTCAGCCATTAAGCAAGGAAAGCAGGTTTCTGAAGAGGATGTTCAAAACCTGCAGGAGATTCTGACATTCCTTCAGGGTCTGGATACCACGGAGACTGGCCAGCACATCCTTGAAGGTGTTGCTGCGGGCATGACGGAAGGCGGCTGGGATGCTGATGCTGAGACAGTCGCTTCTAATCTTGAAACGGCCCTGAATACTGCACTCCAGATCCATTCGCCTAGCGAACGTGTCAAGCCTGTCGGTGAGAATGTGTCGGCTGGCATTGGTGCGGGTATGACGGGATACGACTTTGCTACGGATGCATCGACCATTGCAACCAATTTGGAAACGGCGCTGGCTGCAGTGCTTACAGCGACCACGCTCAGTACGATTGGTACAACCGTTATCGCGGGACTGGCGCTGGCGATGACATCTTACAGCATGACGAGTACGGGGCTTTCGATTGCTTCCAGCATTAAGACCGCTGTTAATACGAGCCTGACCAATACAACGCTGAGATCTGCAGGCGTAAATGCCATGGCAGGTCTCAAGGCAGGCATCAATGCTGGACGCTCTGGCGTAATTTCAGCAATGCGCTCAGCTGCTCGGGCGGCTGTGAACGCAGCGAAATCCGAACTCAAGATCAAATCGCCTTCTCGCGTTTTCAGGGATGAAGTTGGCGTTCAGACGATGAAGGGTTTCGGACTTGGTGTTCTGCAAGAGACGAAGGAACAGGCTCGGGTTATTCGCAATGCTTCTCGCTTTTTAACGGGCGAGGCGAAAGAAGGTGCGATTGCCTACAACAGCAACGACAATCGGCGTACCTATAACCAGCAGAGCAGCGTCAACCTCTCAGGCAATACGTTCTATGTGCGTGATGAGCAGGATATCAGATCGTTGGCGGTCGAGATCGCAACGCTTACAAGAAGGCAGCAAAGGGGTAAGGGGCTTAGGTTGGCATAAACAACTTGACTTTTTGAAGGAGTAGAGGGATAGATACCATACTTCAAAGAAAGGAGGGAGAAGCATGTTTTCAATGCGGATGCGCCCTGAAGTGCTTGAGAAACTCCGGAAGGATTTCCCGCCGGGCACCAAGGTGGTTCTGGAAGAAATGAGCGATCCTTATCGCAATATGCAGGAAGGCCTCAAAGGTACGGTTATGCATGTTGATGATGCGGGTGGAATCCATATCCAGTGGGAGAATGGGTCAAGCTTGGCAGCACTTCATGGTATCGACCGGATAAAGAAGTGCGAATAACGAATAACTGAGAATGCGTCACTCTTCGGAGTGGCGCTTTTCTCGTGGAGGTGAATGGATGCAAAACTGGTTTTCCTGGAACGGAGTGCGCTGTACGGAGTATGGGATTTATGTCACGGAATTGCCTCCGCCCACGATTCCCGCTGAGCGCGTGACGTTCACCGATGTCCCCGGCAGATCAGGAAGCCTGACAACGCTGGAAGGCGACTATGTATATGACGATTTGGTTTTGACCGCTACATGTATAATCTCGGATCCGAATAGGATCTCTGAAATCGCCGGATGGCTGCGCGGCTCGGGGACTGTTACGTTTGCCAACCGAGATGGCGGTTTCTATCATGCGCGTGTGATCAACCAAATCCCTTTTGAGAAGATCCTGCGGGGTAATCCTCATCGGGTCTTTGCGATCAATTTCAGGTGCAAGCCTTTCTGGTATGAGCAGGATCCGCAGAGTATCATTCTAGCGAGTGACTCGGGGAGTAGTGCGTCGATAACAAACCCAGGCAATGTGCCATCTGAGCCGATCATTACACTGACTGGAACGGGTGAGATTACGCTGATCGTAGGCATGACGATCATTGAGCTCACTGATATGAGTGGATTGATCACGATTGATTCGACTCTGCATGAAGCATACAATGGTGCATTCTCAATGAATAGCCATATGAGCGGTGATTTTCCGGTACTGATGCCAGGAGTAAACATGGTTTCTTGGACGGGAAACGTTTCGAGCATCAGAGTTGATCCGAATTGGCGGCATTTATGAAGCCTTCGTATTGCTTGATAAAACAAGGGTATTGTGGTAATATAAAGTCGTGAAAGAAGGTGAGTTGAATGGACGAAAAAAGTTTTGCACGCCAGCGTGAAGAAGATCTCCAGAGGTTGAGGGGACTTCGATTGCTGGATGATGACTTCATGACTAAGGTCTTTGAAGATAAGTCGTGTGCTGAACTTCTTTTACGGATTATTCTGAAGAAGGATGATTTGGTAGTCAACGAGGCGTATAGTCAGTATACACTTAAGAATCTACAAGGCCGTTCTGCTCGCTTGGATGTGTTTGCTTCAGATAGCACGGGCAAGGTATACGACATCGAAGTGCAGCGTAGTGATCGTGGTGCGGTAGCTAAGCGCGCTCGTTACAATGCAGCACTGATTGATGCAAACATTACTGAGCCAGGTGAACAGTATGAGGCACTCAATGAATGCTATGTCATTTTCATTACTGAAAATGACGTGATTGGTGCTGGTTATCCAATCTACCATGCAGAACGTATGGTGTTTGAAACTGGAAAGCCTTTTGATGATGGGCAGCATATCCTGTATGTGAATGCACAGATCACTGATGAAACGGAGCTTGGCAGGCTCATGCATGATATGTGGTGCGTTGAAGCAGAAGATATGCATTACGAAATCCTGGCTGAACGCGTCAGGTATTTTAAAGAAGATGAGGAAGGAGTGGCAACTATGTGCAGGGCAATGGAAGAAATGAGAAATGAGGCCGTAAAGCAGGCTGATTTCAAAAAGAATGTGGAGCATATCCTCATGGCGATCAAAAAGCTTGGCTGGACGAAAGAACAGGCGCTTGAGTTTTATGAGATTCCAGAAATCGAGTATCCCAAGTATATGCCGCTTCTGACGGTTTAAAGACCAAATACACTTAAGCATCCTCTCTCTTGTAGAGAAGGGTGCTTTTATTTTGCCTGAAAGGAGGAGATTACGTTGATATGTGTCTACGCTCCCGATTGCACAGACTTCTCAAATAACGGACTGGGCATCGTTTCACCCCAGGCATGTACGGTGACTGAGACACTCAATGGCGAGTGGGAACTGACTCTGGTGCATCCGATTGACGAATATGGCAAGTGGCAGCGGCTTACGGAAGGCTGCATTTTACGAGCACCGGTGCCTGCAGCCATGACTCCACAGATTAAGCTGGTAACCCAGCAGTACCAGACCAATACTTATAATGTAGAAATCTATAAAATCACGACCAGTAGTGATCCGTTGAGACTGCGCTCCGGTACAGGCACGAGCTATCGGATTCTGGGAAAATACAAAAAGGGCTCAGAGGTTATTGTTCTGGAAAAGACGACTTCTGAGTGGTATGAAGTGACTTGCCCGGACGGCAAGCATGGCTATATGTCTGCTGAGTATCTGACCTATGAGCGAACGGAGCAAGAGAACGTCCAGACAAATGTCGGTTTTAGCAACAATATGGTAGAAGCTAGGCAGCTGAGAGATCAGCCGTTTAGGATTTATCGCGTTGTACCCGAACTGGACAAGGTAACGGTGTACGCCAGGCATATCTTCTACGACCTGCTCGATAACATGCTCAAGTCGGTGACGCCTGCTTCGGATGCTGTCGGCGCTTCTGTTGTACGGAGTATTTCTGACAGGTGCCTGTCTGCGCATGGCTTCAACTTTTACTCGGATCTGGAAACCTCCGCATCGGATGTAGCTTTTGAGAACATCAATCCTGTTGAAGCTCTGCTTGGTGACGATGGTTTGACCGGGAAATATGGAGCCGAATTGGCAAGGGATTGGTTCGACGTGTTTCTTGTCAGCCGGGTGGGCAATGTCAGTGATGTCCAGATCAGAGAGAAGAAGAACCTCACCGGCATCTCGTTTGATGTAGATGAAACGGATGTTGTCACTCGCATCATGCCTACGGGACAGGACAAAGACGGCAAGGTGATGTATCTGCCGGAGCTCTATCTGGACAGCGCGAATATTGGAGCCTATGCGCACCCTAAGTGGATCCATCTTGCCGTATCGAGCGCAAAAGAAGTCACGGAAGGAGACAATCTAAAGACCGTAAGCGAGTGCTACGAGGAGATGCGCAAGGCAGCTCAAGCAGAATTCGATGCGGGATGTGATTTGCCGACCGTTACACTCAAGGTTGACTTCGTGAACTGTAAAGACACAGAGGAGTACAAACAGTTTGCAGCCCTCTCAGATATTTTCCTGGGCGATTCTGTTCGAGTGATCGCAAAGCGCATTGGCATTGAAGTCAGCATGCGCATGACCCAGTACACCTATGACTGTCTTACCAAGAAGTACACCTCGGTGACGTTGGGTACTGCGGCTGAGGCGTTGGAAGGCACTACGGTATCTGCGAGGCAATTGGCTTCCGGTTCTATCACGGGCACAAAGCTGGCGCTTAACTCAATCGGAAGCGGTCATCTCCAAAATGGCTCTGTCGGTAGTCTGCAAGTGAAGGCTGCCGCCATCCAAAGCGCACACATCCAGACTGCTGCCATTACGCAGGCGCATATCGCTGAGGCGTTGATTGAAACGCTGAACACAAACGCGCTGAATGCTGTGACAGCAAAGATCAAGGAGCTGGCTGCTGGCCAGATTACCACGGATGAGCTGTATGCGTCCATTGCAATGATCTCGGTTGCGCAGCTTACGACTGCAAACATCATCAATGCTGACATCGAGTGGGCACAGATTGAGTCGTTGGCTGCTGATATCGCCACGATTTCCAAAGCGCAGATCACAAGTGCAAACATCGACGAGGCCAATATTGACTGGGCGGCAATTTCTACGCTTACTGCGGCGGTTGCCAGTATGGTCAAGGCCGATATCGAGACTGCTGATATCGATTGGTCGCATATCAAGGATCTGGCAACCGATACGGCGATCATCACGCAAGGCACGGCTGGAGAATTGTACATTGCAAGGTTAGCAGTAACCGAAGCGAATATGGTGGCTTTGACCGTCGGTGAGCTAGTAGTGAAAGGCTCAGACGGTCATTTCTATTCCGTAAGTGTGGACGAAGAGGGGAATATCGTCTCGAAACTGAAGCAGGTTGTAAATGATGATGTTGCTGATTTGTCTATCCATGGAACAGAAAAGCTGATCGAGGGGTCTATTACAGCCAAAACGCTGAATGTGCAGGAGATCTTTGGTGACAACGCGACGATCCGAAGTCTTATTGCCGCCAACATCGATGTGGATACCCTGTTTGCCAGGGAAGCTACGCTCAACGCGATCAATGCCATGGACATCACGAGCAACACGTACCTCAAGCTCATGGTGTCCTCTAAGGCTGATCAGACTGCGGTTGATGCACTTGGTGAGCGCATGGACGCAGCGGAACTGAGAATTACAGAAGATGCCATTGTCTCCACTGTGACCGGATCGCAGAAGTACAAAGACGATTTGGCATCGATCTCAGTGTCTGGTGGTGGCCCTGAGTTTATTGCGGGTACGCAGACGGCAGCTACAGCCGCATGGACTGGACAGGCCAACCTTACGAAGCTGGTAGATGGCCAGCAGATCACGTATTGGTTGCCTTATAATGGCGCAAGCAATGTTACGCTTGAGTTGACGCTGGCAGATGGCACGAAGACCGGTGCGATTCCTTGCTACTACAGTCAGAATACGAGACTCGGTACACAGTATACAGCTGGTAATATTCTGCATCTGACATACAGGGAGAATGCGACGTTCAATACTACGACCATTGCTAAAGGCTGGTGGGCTGATGCTAATTACAATACGGATACGTATGATCGAATCAAGGGCGGTTCCATTCGCGCAAAAGAAACCATTAACTATTTCCGGTTTGCGGTAGGCGATGATGAAGGATACTTTCAGTTGGATGCGGGGAAAAGTTTTGATATCAGCAAGCCGATTCTGTGGGTGACTAGCACAGTAACCGCAGGCTATACGACATCCAACGTCTATCTGGCTTATTCAAGCCTGTATGTTCCCTATCATGTATCGAGTTTTTCTGGCGCTCAGGCTGCTTCTCTGTATCTGGTTGGTTACTTGGAAGGAAATGAGTTCACGCCGCTGGATGTATACCTGACCTGTACGCCACCCACAGAGGAGGATGGTCTCACATATATGCTGCTGGGCACCATGACCTCTACATACTATGTCATGCTGTTCCCAGAGCATCCCTTGTATCGTTTTGTCGATGGGGTATTCCAGCCTCTTGCTCAGGTTGCTTATCAAGCGTATGCAGAGGTCGGAACGCTTCGTACGGAAACTGAAACAGCCATCGAGCAGACGAATGCAGCGATTGCACTCAAGGCGGACAAGACGACAGTCGATTCGTTGTCCGAGCGAATGGACACGGCGGAGCTTAAGCTTGAACCGGACCAGCTCTTAAGTACCATCAAATCAAGTGAGTTGTATCGGTATGAACAATATGCTGGCCGAAACTATGCGCTTGATTCGAGTGTTGAGTGTTGCTTCACCGGAGGCTATTACACGTACAGTTCAGGTACGGTATCGAGCTATACCGGTGTTCAGGTGAGCGTTTCGGATGATCTTTACGATCATTCAAGGAACTGTGCGAAAATCCGTATTTCTTTTGACATCAAGAGAACCAATGTGGAGGCAGCTTCAGCAGCGACGGCTAACGTGTATACCGGCATCTGGATCTATTATAAGTATTACGACTCATCTTCTGGCACGACGAAGACGACTGGCCGAGGCTATTATCTTAGGACTACAGATTCTGATTTTGCGGCGACCGATAGCGATTGGGTACGGATTACCAAGGGGCCACTGAACATTTCAAGCTATTCGCCGACAGGTATAGCATACTTCCTTTACGGTACTTCATCTGCTGTAGGCTCTACAGGCACAGTGCAGTTCAGGAATGTCAAGCTTGAAGTGGGTGATGAGTTTACCTCATGGTCTGCTGCACCTGAGGACTTAAACAATCTGCCGGATCGTATGACCTCGGCGGAGTCGTCGATATCGCAGCAAGCAAACCAAATCGCCTTGAAGGTAAGCACGTCAACGTATGCTTCTGAGAAGGTGTATAGAGGATCTACGGCACCAACTACACTTTACACGAACATGCTTTGGCTCGACACTTCAACCAGTCCGAATCTTCTCAAGAGGTATACGGGCAGTACATGGGTAGTCGCAGGCGCACAGGAGGTAAAGTCGAGCGGTATCTACATCGGTTCAAACCAGGTATCGATCACAACTGAGAACTTCCTTCTGCAGCTTCTTGATCCATCGAACAATGAAAATGTTCTGATGGAAATGTCTGCATCGGGCAATGTAGGCTTTAAGGAGCTCTATGCAGATACGGTCATTTCTGACTCGGTGGCTCAAGCGTACGCTGGACCGACAAGCATCTACATCAATCCAACTTATACAGGCTCTTCAACAACGTATTACCGATCTTTGGGTGAGGCTGCAAGATCGCTGAATTACAGATACCTTCGGTCAGACGTGGTGATCTATTTGCCCTACGGAACAGAAACGTATGAACCTGCTGGTGTTGTGTTTGAGGGAATCTCAGGCCCAGGGAGACTGACGATCTACGGCTATACCAGCAACAGCATCATCAATACGTATATTCGGATCAAGGGATGCTTTGCGCATATCTATTTTCAGAATGTGCATCTTCGCGAGAGCCGATCGCTTAATGGCAGTAATATGCAGTCGTATCTGATCGAATTACAGATGAACCATTATATCGAGTTCTATGGCTGTACTTTGGATGCAAACAGCATTACGTATGACTCAGTCTATAACAAAGGCTCGTACGTATATATGAACAGCTGTGGCCTGTATAACGCGCAGCAGGGATTGGAGGTCTTTGCTGGGCAAGCCTTTCTGCTCAATTGCAAGGGAAGCTGTTCATGGGCGATCGTCTCTTATGCAGGTGTTGTGATCGCAGCAGGTACAGTGCCGGCTGGCAGTATCGGCGCAGGCAATAATGGACAGGTCTTCTGCAACAATGTTACATCTGACTATGGCACAGCGATTCCGACAGTGACGCCGGATCAGAACGGCTTGATCTACGCGACAACGACGAAGACGTGGCAAGGCAGCTGGCGATCTGATACCGTGGATGTCATTCAAGGCGTGTATTCGGATTCGGGTTACTATTCGAGTTTGAACTGGAATCGAGGCTGCATGTGGTTCTCTCTTGCAAAGAATGTTCTGTCTGGCTGTACGGTTAAATCTGCAACGTTAACCCTTCATAGAAAGACTGGTTCTGGTTCAGGCTCTGCCAAAACGGTATACCTGTGCGCCATCTCCAATACCTCGGCGAGTGGTACACCGATCATTGCTGCCAATTATGGCGCGATCGGCACCATTGGCAGGGATAAGCAGGTTACATTTGCAATTCCTGCTGCTGCTGTACAAGGCTTGGCAGACGGAACATATGGCGGCCTTTGCTTGTATGAAACGCCGTATGCATTTGGCTCTGCGAACTGGTCCGATGCCTATATGCGTATGAGCGGAACCGATACGAGCCATCAACCGTATATCCAATGTGTATATAGCGGCAGCACAGCTGTTGGCTAAGAAAGGAGAAGCAAATGAAAGTAGTGATCCCCCTGGCGGGGCTTGTCCGGATGTGCATCCGATCACCTTACGTCGTAGCACGGCGTAACGACGCAACACATTATGACCTGACCGGTGAGTCCTTCAATCTGATGAAGGTGACTGCCGATCAGGTCTTTGTATTTCCGGATGAAGTGGACGTGACCGAAGGGCAAGAACTCAATGATGAGCTGATCATGCAGGCATTGCCGCTTGAACAGTTTATCCGAGTAACTTCTGAAGAAGCGCTTCCGCAGGCTTTGGGCTTGCTTTTGCGACTGGCGATCGCGGATGGCCGACTTACGGATGCCGAACTTCTCAGTATTCAGCCCGCACTTGAAGGGCGGCTTTGGCAGCCTGGTATTGAGGTGAAAGTCGGTGATGTCTATACGTTTGGCGCTTTCTTGTGGCGTTGCCTTCAGGATCATACGACGCAGGGAACCTGGGCACCGGATCTTGTCCCGGCACTCTGGCGTAAGGTCGAAGTGATCGACGAGGATGCTGTTCGTGTTTGGGCTGCAGGCATCGATTATGTTGAGGGCGATGAACTGGCGTACCCTGATGAAAATGGCGAGCTCTATACATGTTTGCAAGCACATACCTCGCAGGATGGCTGGGAGCCGCCTGTAGTCCCCGCTTTGTGGCA